TATCTACTTGAATTAGCTTTATATCTGAGCCATTGACTTGTTTAGCAATAGAGGTCACCATCCAATAACCAGTCATTGACGTGCCAAATATTTTAATATTACTATCCCAATTACTAAAATCTATTATATCTGCAATTTCTAAATCATTATATTTAGGTGTAAGTGTTGATAATGTAATAATATTTTTTCTATCTTTAAAAATATGTAAATAAGCATTAGCTATTGCAGTTGCTGTTGTGGTATCAATTACATCTACATCAGTTTCTAGTTTTAAAGGTTGACTGCCATAACCATTGACAGTTGTACCAGCAGAAGTAGAATCTGTAACATTAACAGTTTTTTTAAATTGATCTTGAACATAGTCTTGAGCATAATTTACAGTAATATCGTTTCTTACAGAGTTTAATTTAGTTTTAGAAATACTTTTTAAATTGATGTCTTTGTAGTCTATTGTTTTATCTGAAGCAGAATAATCCCCACTTCTTCTTAATGTCCTAATATTAACTTTACCATCTCCACTAATAAATACCCAAGAAAAACATTGCTTACAAAGTCTTTCAATTAAATCTTTAGAGTTAATAAATTTATATTGAGAAAAAGCAAATTGTATATCTGTAACAGAATCATTTAAAATATCTCCTATAAAACCAGCATCACTTTTTTTAGTGCCAGATAAATCAAATAAAGCAAAATCAATATTAGATGAAGTTAATTCAAGCTCTGCTCTTAAAATATCTTCAATTTGATAAATAGGATTTTTAATAAAATTACCTTGATTATAATCATTGTCTCTAGAATCAGCATCTATAAAAGCACCATATTCACGACCTTTACCTGAAAAATATAAATATTCAATTTCTGCTGGAGTTCTTAATGTTTTAGTTCTTGTAGCAGTTACTTTTTCTGTTACAGAATCATTTTGTTCAAATTGAGTTGTAACACTATAGCCTACAATTTTTTCATATTCTTCTTCAACTTTTTTTGTAAATATCTGACTAGGTCTAAACTCAATCATCATCCACATATCTAAAAGTTTATACTGTAATCTATTATCATTTTGATCTGTGGCAGTTTTACTTTGTAGTGTAATAGTTTTAGAATCTAAAGAAGCAGAACTTAATTCATCTTCTGTATATTTATTAGTAAAATTAGAAATATGAATTGCTGTTCCTCCTCCATCAGTTGCAGTAATTGCTGGATTTGCTGTAGTTCCATTTGCAACAATTACCTCTACTCCACTAGGATCACTAGCATTAAAATCACTTGTTTTATAAATTAAAAATATGTCATCATTATCATATACTTCTCCTAATTTTGGTACAGTAGGCATATTAAATGTTAAGTTATCAATTAATTCACCACTATGAGAATTTTGTAATAATGCTGTACTATCATAAGACTGAAAACTTGTATTACTAGTATCAACAATATTAGCAGTACCATCAAATCTAGTAGATGAGGTAAAAGAATTTGTTAATAAATGCCTATAATAGTAATTAGTACCTTTAACCTTTATAATATTATTAGCTAAAATAGTAGGATTTGATGCTACAGTAACATTAGATTCTACTGCATTAAGCAATTCTCCTGAATTAGCCATATATACATTAAAAGAAGATAAAGTATTTAATAAACGCCCACCAGTTTGATCACTATCAGGTAAAGCATTGATATTGCCATCGCTATCGCACCTATTGACAATAATAGCTGGAAATGCACCCTTAATGTCAAATTGTTTATAATAAGTATCATCTGTATTTCTACTAAAATCTCCATAAGAAATAGGAATTGGTTTATTAATATTTTTTTCAGGAGCAGAAGGGTACGTAGAAGCATCAACAGTTGCTCTAGGAATTTGTTTATGATATACGCTACTTTTATCTAATAATACAAATGAGACAGAATTTATATCGTATTGTATGTCACCAGAAATAACACCAGTACCAATCATTCTAGTATCAAGATCAAATGTTCCAGCTTGATTTGTATTTAAAAATAATTCCCATTTACGATTAGCAAAGTTATTTAAAGAAAGTAAATCGCTAAATCTGCCACCTTGAATAGAATTATCTGTATTAATTAACTTAACTGTCATATTACCAGTAGAAGTAGTAAAGTTAAAAAAATCTAAAGATTGAGTATAGTTTCCCCAAGAAGCTACTAATCCATAATACATATCTGATCCATCTATTCTATTAATATCAGATACGCCTATAAAATTACTAGCAGTTAAATCATTATTATAATATAATTTAAGCACCCAAAATGCAGTTGTATTTTTAACTTTTAAAGCATTAGATAAATCGGTATCAAAACTAAGCATTGATTTTATTCCCTAAAGCAGTAGCTTTATTAAGTGCTGGTATTAATTCATTATTTACATAACTTTCATCTATTATTCCCCCATTAATACTTAAATTAATTGTAGAGCCTCCACTATTGCCTTGATTAATATTATTCATTGTTTCTAAGCCAACAGATTCAACAGCTTTTCTTGACATTATAAATTCTCCTTGTTCTGCTTCTATGATTGTACCTCCCTGAGAATGTCTACGTCCACCTACTAATCCACCTTGTTCTGCTACTGGTAGTGCTAATGTTTGAGCCAAAGCAACTGTAGAGGCTAACGCTGAAGCACCAGCTACAGCAGAAGCTCCTCCAGTAGCAATAGCAGATAAAGCAGAAGCTGGAGCATAGGCTTGTGCGATTAATGTTCCAGTTGTTACAGCACTAGCAACAGAGGCAGTTTCTTGTGCTTTTTTAAGCACATTTTCTACAATTATAGCTTTAATTTTTTCTTTTAACATTTCCCCAACAAAACTAATAAAAGCATTTTTACCAGATTCTAAAATTTGATTTCGTCTTTGTTGTCCAGTCATATCCATATCAGTTAGTGAATTAATAAATGTGCCATAACTAGCCTCAAAAGCAGAGTATAATCCATTAGTTTTTTCTAAATTCTGCATTACCAGTTCTGCTTTTTTACCTTCATACCACTCATCAACATCAGACTGTTTTATTTTCATAGCCAAATAACCTTGATATTCTTCTTCAAGTAACTGAAGTTGATATTGAAGGTTGTCTGCTAAGACTACTTTTCTTGCTTGATTTTGTTCTTCTAAATTTTGTATTGTATTTGCATTAGCACTCTCTCTAATGTTTTTTTCTTTATCGGCAAATAATTGTATTACCTCTTCTGTCATTTTAAAATGCTTTTGATACTCCATAATTTCTTTTTCTAGTTGCTCTAACTGAAAATTTAATGTATCTTTAAAAAGAGATTTGCGAAGTTCTTCGCCTCGTTTTGCAAAAGCCAGTTCTTCTTCTGTTGCTTTTATTCTATCTTTGATAAGATTTTGTCTTGTCTGAGAAGCTTTTTCATTGTTTTCAGCTTCTTCTTTTTGGACTTGTTTTAATGCTTCAATTTGTTGAGTAGTTTCTATAATTTCAGTATATAAAGCTTTTTGAGCTTTAGTTAAATTTTTATTACCAGAGACTCTTTCTTTTAATAACCTTAAATCAACATCAGAAGCTCCCATTAATTCTGCTTTTTGTAATTTTAAAGCAACCAATTCACTAATATAAGACTTTGTTAATGTTTGGTTTTGTTTAATTTGTTTGTCTCTTAATTTAATATTTCTTTCTGTAATATCATTTACTGATTCTTGAGCATTAATTAATTCTTTTAATTGCTCTTGTAACTCTTTAACAGCCACTTCTTGATCTTGTACTTTTTTTGAACTTTCTACAGATGCTTCAGTTGCTTGATCCATTTTAGATTTATATTCAAATAATGCAAATAATGAAGCTCCTAACGCTGTTACTAATAAGCCAATAGGATTAGCTTTTATAGCTGAAGAAAAACCTTTTGTTGAAAGAGTTGCGAGTTTTGTTGCTGTTACATATAAGCCTTTTACTTTTATACTTGCTACAATACCTAACGTATAACGATTTGTTAAAACAGTTGCTAGTTTTAATGTTGTAATATAAACGCCTAATGTAACTCCAACTGCTTGAATACCACTACCAAATGTTTGTAATTTTCGAACATCTGCAAAAGTGTTTGAAAATGCAATTAAAAATTTTGCACTAGTTTCTAATATAGGCAAAAGAGCTTGACCAAGTGCTATAGCTAAATCGTTAGTTGCTTTGTTTAATTGACCAAATATTTGTTGACTATTTTGTACTTCAGGATTTAATAATTTAACCATCATTTCTGCTGATTTTATAGTAGCAGTCATAAATGCTTGTTTTTTCTGTACATCTGTTAAGGCATCAACTGTTGTATCTAACTCATTAGCTAAACTTTCATACGCTTCTTTTGATTTAACAATAATACCAATATTATCAAGCATAAGTCGTGATTGTCTACCTATACCAGTAATTAAAGATTCTACCGAACTAGCTGTATCTCTTCCTAAAGCATTTCCTAATCTTTGAGCCATATCAAACATTTTTGCCATTTCATCTGAACTGTCAGTTACTCCAAGAAGCATAGCATTATTAGCTTGTTGAAATAAATCAAATTGAGTCATTGTGTTGTTGGTAGCTTGCTCTAGTTGTTTAAGAGCTTTTGAGGCTTGAACACCTCCTCCAGATAAAGTATTAAAAGCTCTGGACATTGATTCTACTTTAGAGGCTTCAGAAGAAAATTTTATTAACTGCCTTATACCTAAACCCATAGCAAAATTAAAAAGCAACATTCTTGATCTTAAAGTAGCAAAAGAATTATCTAGTAAACGAGTGCTGTGAGATGTTCCTAAAAGACCTTCTATAAGACCTTGTTGCGTATGTGTTGTTTTTTTAGTGGTTGTATTAAGTTGATCTAAACTTCTTTTATGTTTTTTATGAGCAGAAATCACTTGTCGTGTTTTAAGTTTAATTGCCTCTAACTCAAAACCTCCTTTTTTTACAGCTTTTGCAAACAACCCTAAAGGAGCATTTAAATCTTTTAAAGTCATGCCGTGTAACTTTAATTGAATATTTAATTTTTTTAATGTTTCTTTGTTTTTATTATTAGACGTATTAGTTTTTTTATTAAAATCTACAATTTTTGCTTGAGTATTTAAAAGTTTTTTTGTTGCTTTGTCTAATTTGTCAATAGCTAAAGTAAGGCTTTTACTATCTCCTACAAATTTAATTTCTATTTTTTCTAGTGCGTCTTTACCCATTTTTTATTGCCTTTGCTTTTTGTCTCTGTACTAAATTACTAATTAAAAAACTTTTTTCTATCCACTTCTTAGGTTGTTCTCCATAAGAACCTTTATATGGGGAAATACTAAATCTTTCAGCATACAAATATCTTGATATGTCTTTTTGAGCCTGAGTATTAATCATCAAGTTAGTGCAAGCAAAAAAGGGTAGTTGAGCCATTACAGATTCTGCAATATTAAAGCTTCTACCCTCTTTATTATGTTGTGCTGTTTCTTGTTTTACAAGCTCTATCACAGACCAAACTTCTTCATTTGATGTAAAGGTACGAGTTTCATACTTTCCTTCGATTAAGATAGGAATTTGAGCCTTGTAGGGGTATGTATGATACTTGCACCCCTCACATCTTTTTTCTAATAAGAAGTTGCTTTCAAGAGTGAGGGATTCTATTCCCCCAAGCGTTGATGCTCTTGTACTGCTAATGACAACTCATTTTTTTCATCTTCTTTTAAAGACTTAATAAATTTATCATCAGCACCTTCAACACCTTTACGAATCCAAGCTGTTCTAGCTTTTGCTAGATTCATAATACCTACGACCTCGTTGTTTTCATATCTCATTTGAGG